GTGAGATTTACGCGATGCCGAACATTGCGCCCATCAGCTTTTTTAGGGTTTTTAACCATATGGTTAATATTTAGTCATTTAACTAAATGGGATTTTGTGTCATTTTTTGTCATTGCCGAACCCACCGTCTTCCTTTGCAGTTTTTCTTGAGTGGCATGAGTGGCAGAGAGGTTGAAGGTTTGACATCACCAATCGGAGCTGTGGAAAATCTCTTGCTGATTTCAGATGGTCAGCATGGACTGCCATTGCTCCACAGTATCGACATGTTGGGTTGAGGGCTAGGAAGTGAGAGCGAAGGCTTCTCCAATCGTGATTATATATTTTAGCTTTTTCGTTACCTCTTTTTAGTTCTGCTTTTTTGGCTATCGCTTTGTTGTGAGACTTCATTCGGATAGGGGGTGTTCTGTGGACACGCATAGATTTTGCCATTGGTATTCTCCATTTATTTCTGAGAGAGAATATAACAAAACTATTAAGAAAATAAAAGTAACATAAAAGGGTGTATATGTGTGTAATCCTAATAATATTAGGTACATTACACCCACAAACCCATATTCTATATAGGATTCCACGTTGTATGTAAACTAAAAAGGTGGTGTAACTGTTCTGTGTATAAGAGTATATCATTAATTATATTATAGTATAAATACCCCTATATGGGGCGCCAGGAATCAGAATTACACAACCAAATTTCAAAAACATGGTTTTTTGTGATGCAACATCTTAAAAAACATGGAGTTAGTAAAAACATGGTAGCATAAAAGTAAAAATAGCTAGAATTACACTAGAATTACACATTTCCCTCTCTTGTAGTCAAAGTAATCAATGTTTCAAAGTAAATAAAATATTGTGAAACTATTTTATTTACTTTTCATGATAAAAGGTGTTATATTTAGACCAAGGCGAAAAAACAAAATGGAGAGCCGAATGGAAAAAGTAATCGAAAACATAATGCCAAAAGAGATGTTAGAGCTTAAGCAATGGTGCGTGTGGAGACTAGAGAAGGATAACAAAGGAGGAAGTAAGCCTCGCAAAAGGTCTTATTTTGCCACAACTGATAGGTACCGTCATGGTAGGCAGGGCAGTCCCGAAGATAGGGCGAATTTAGTTACTTATGAGGAGGCTAGTTTTTCTGCTTCTATGAATGGATATGATGGTATCGGTTTCTGTGTACTGCCTGGTGATGGCATTGTAGCCGTTGATATAGACAACTGTGTATCAAAGGACTCTGAAGGAAATGTGGTATTTGATGAGAACTCTACAGATATAATGGCAGGGCTCCCGGGATACTGGGAGATGTCCCCAAGTGGTAATGGGGTACATGGTTTTTTCACTGGTGTAGCAAGGTCTAGGGACTGGGGGCACGTTGAGACGTATCACCTAACTCAGTTTCTTACTTGGACTGGAGATGTTATTCAAGAGTGTGATAAACTCATGCCTTATGTAGATATACCTGGCACAGACCCATACATAAAGAAAGAAAAAGTAGTAGATGATGACTGGTTTGCTTATTCAACTGATAGCCATTACTGGTCTGAAGCTAAGAGGGCCTTGGAAGTTATTGATCCTGATTTGACATACTCAGATTGGATTATGGTGGCTCAGGCGCTTAATAATGGTTTTGGGGATGAAGGACTGGCACTATTTAAAGAGTGGAGTGAGAGAGGAGCGAAAAGCTCAGAAGGTGCTGCTGAAGCTAAGTGGGATGAGTTCTCACCCACCGGTGGTGTAGGGTTAGCTTCACTATTCTACATTGGTAAAGAGCATGGGTTTACGCCTAGTGAAGAGAGGCATGAAGACTGGAAAGAGCAACTACTAAAAGACAAAGACAATAAATACATAAAATGTGACTACAACTTAGAAGTAATTGTCGATATGGACCCAAAACTACCGAGATTCAGACAGAATGACTTAACCGACTCATTTGATATGATAGGACCTACACCTTGGCCGGGTGGAGTCCGCAGAAGAGAGCGTGGGCAGTTGGTGTCAACACCTAATAATGCAGACAATCTTATGATAAGAAACTACATAAGAGAACATTATGGTGTGAGCTTCCCTATTCAGAATATAGATAACAGCATTGTCATAACATCAATTAAGCGAAGATATCATCCAGTATTAGAGTACTTAGACTCTGTTGATGGTACTTGGGATGGAACCCCTAGAGTTGGTACCTGGATGCACGACTATTTAGGGGTTAAAGACGATGAGTATCACAGAGAAGTAGGTAAGCTTATGTTAGATGGTGCAGTTTGTAGAATGAAATACCCCGGCTGTAAATTTGATTATGCTATTGTTATTGAAGGTAAGCAAGGTGCGCGTAAGTCAACCCTAGTTAAAACCTTGGCTAAAGAGTTCTTCTCAGATGATGAAATAAGTATGGATGATAAAGATACCTTGATAACAATAAAAGGAAATTGGTTTGTCGAGTTGGGTGAGATGGGGTTCATGAATAAGTCAGAAGTCAATAAAGTTAAAGCTTTCATGTCTAGGTCTATTGATAAGTTCAGAGCTCCTTATGAGAGAAGGATTGAGTCGCACCCCAGGAGTTGTGTTTTTGTGGGCACAACAAACCAAGATACATACCTAAAAGATAATACAGGTAATAGAAGGTTTATTCCTGTTAAATGTCAGCTGCCTACTATTGACATAGACAGACTAAAAGGTAACGTTGACCAGATTTGGGCCGAGGTTTTGCATAATATACAGCCCGGACGCGAATACAACTTAAACCTTAAGGGCATTGCATCTGCTACTGCCGAGGCAGAGCAGTCCACAAGAGTTGAGGAGGATGAATCTGTGTCAGAAGTAAAAGAGTTGATATTCAAATTGGTGAATAAAGACCATCTTTCATCAAGTGAGCCGGAGTTATTAGAGGGTAAATGCGACACACAAAGAGAATATATATTCACAAAAGAGGTTTGGGAGAAGGTATTCGCTAGAGATAGTAGTCACACTTGGTCACGTATGGATCAGAGAAGGTTGAATGAAGTGCTTAACACTATACCTTATCTTGGACCAAGAAAGCAGATGCGAAGCGTAGCTTTTGGGGCATCAAATTGCAGAAAGATATTATGGGATAAAGTACCACAAGAAGATTTAGTTATGTATTCACACCACAAGGAGGAATAAAGATGGACATATTGAGCATACGACCTGGCCTACCAGTAAACTCTAACAAGCCTAGTAGTTTGAGAAGCTACAGAATTGCTCTGCGTGCAATTAAAGCAATGGTGGATGCTGGTGTGATGAAAAATATCAAGGATCCTAAAGGGTGCCCAACGAAGCTTAGGGTACTTCTAGAGAATTTAGTGGGCAGGAGCCGAGCGTACATATCCAAAGGGGACACATATTGTGCGCTACATGACATGGGAGTTAAAATAAAATCAGATAGAGGAGACGATAACTACGCTTGGGGGATGGATATGTCATCACCACCACCAAAGTTTAGATCCTATTGCGGTTGGGATGATATATCCCTAAAGCACCTACAGTATAAGAGCCCCAACTCAAGCGTTGCACATAAAAAGTATCTAGCTGTCATAGAAGAAGTTAATGACGAAATTGAACTGAATAAGGAGATAAAAAATGACTAGAGAAGAAGCAGAATACGCTTGCGAAGGCGAGCCAGGAGTACTATTTACTGATGGGTATGACGATTGCATTATTGGGGTAGTACACCACCCCGAAGTGAAGATAGTCTATGATGCAGACGAGATGATACAGTCCATGCTCGAAGATAAAGAGATGGGTATGGATTTAGAGGACTGCCTTGAGCACAGGGCATATAACATCGAAGGGGCTTATGTAGGCAAACACACCCCTATATATGTTTGGGGTGTAGATAGGTAACACAACACTAAGACCCTTGCTAACGTGAGGGTCTTTTTATAATATATATGCATGACAAAAAAGAAAAGGTTAGACCTTGAACACCGAGAGCAGGCTTCTTTCATAAACAAGCTTAGGTGCCTAAAGCCTCAACTTAATGACTTCCATTTCGCAGTACCTAACGGGGGGCGCAGAGATATTGGCACTGCTATGAAGCTAAAAAGGGAGGGGGTTGTGCCAGGAGTGCCTGATTGGATTATGTTACGGCCTAACGCTCTATATTGTGGACTGCTTATTGAATTTAAAAACCCTAATGGTAAAGGTGTTGTATCTAAAGACCAAAAAAGAATTATGGGTTCATTAGGCAGTGTAGGATATTTATGTAAAATAGCTTTGACTTCTGAGGAAGCATGGTCTATATTATGTGAATACTTAGAAATGAAGTGAGCACATGGGCATTTTTTCACCTATTAGAAGAATATACAATGCAATTACGACTGCTGATGTCTATGGTGACGATTTTGATTTGAGTGGGGCAGTGAATGTAGTCACAGAGCAGACTGCTATGCGCCAGTCAGCTGTAGCAGCATGTGTACGTTTGATATCGTCATCAATGGCCTCTATGAGCGTTGACATCTCAGAATCAGATGAAGATGGGTTCCTCACAACAACTAAAAAGCACTCTATTTGGTACGTTCTTAACGTAAGAGCAAATAGGTGGCAGGATTCATTCTCTTTTAGAGAGATAATGGCGTACAATCTAGTACTTAGAGGAGCAGCTTACGCTCGTATATTTAGAGATGGTATGGGTAACACTACTGGATTAGTACCTATCCCTACAGGCAATGTGCAAATTGAGATGCTGCCCAGCGGAACAATAAAATATCATGTAACAGACCCAACAGACCAATCTGTGAGAGTGGTCAATCAGAAAGATATGCTCCATGTTCGGGGACTTTATTCTGACATGACAACTGCTATATCTCCATTAAGTGATGGTAGTAATGTCATATCTATAGATATGTCAATGTCTGAGCATCAAGATCAGTCATTTGGTAAGCGGAGAGCTATGCCAGGTGGGGTGATCACTACAGATAAAAAGATTTCACCTACTGCACTTAAGAATGTTGAAAAAAGATTCGATGATAGAGCAGCAGGCAAACTAAACTCATGGAAGACTATTGCTTTAGATGCAGGCATGGAGTTCAGTGCTATGAGTGTCAGTAATACTGATGCTCAGTTCCTTGAGTCACGTAAATTTTCAGTTGAAGAAATATGTAGACTATTTAATGTGCCTCCAGCTATGATACACCAAACTTCAGAGTCTACTTACTCTACTGCTGAACAACAGCATCTAGGTTTTGTTGATTTTGGTTTACGTCCACTAGCTGAGAGGTTTGAAGCCGCTTGGCGCAACCAACTGTTGCCATTCAGTGAGACTAAAAAGTATGTCTTTAATCACAATTTTTGGGCTTTGTCCCGTGGGGACCTTGATTCTACATCAAAATATCTACGAAATATGGTACAAGGTGGCCTAATGACACCTAATGAGGCAAGAAAAATTGTTAACCTGCCTAAATTCGATGATGAAGGCGCAGATAAACTATACATCCAACAGAATATGGCTTCTGTAGATAACTTAGACAACTTGCAGAATCCTGGCAAAGATATGACTAAGACAGATACCTCGGGGGAGGACAATAATGAATAAGATTGGAAATAGCGAGTTTTGGGCAGGCGTAGAAGCTCTAAAAGCCTCTATGTCTAGAAATACTCCAAATATAGACCTCAAAAAAGTTAAAGCTGAGACTAAAGAGGATGGTTCAGTAGCTATCTATATAGATGATGCCATCAATGGTTTCTACGGTATTGATGCTTCTACTGTAGTCAAAGCTATCCATGAGGCTAAAGATAAAGACCTTGTAATGTATATTAATTCACCCGGTGGGAGTGTTTTTGATGGGCTATCCATATACAACGCTATGCAAGACCATGAAGGCAACATCACTGTTAAAGTTACTGGCATCGCTGCTTCTATTGCCTCTATTATTGCACTTGGTGGCAGTGATAAGCCTGAAATGAAGATAGGTACAAGGTATATGATACACAACGCGAGCGTATTTGCAGGTGGAGACCACAGGGCGCTTAGAGTTACTGCGGACTTAGTTGAAAGCATAACAGGTGACTTAGTTAAGATTTACGAGAACGCAACGGGGATGGACAGTAAAACTATCTCTGATTATATGGACGATGAGACTTTCTTTTCTGCTGAAGACGCTGTAGCTAAAGGCTTTGCGACTATGACAGTTAAAGATGAGCCTCAAAACACTGGCACAATCGATAGTGCTAGAGCCGAGGTACTAAGAAACCTCACAAATTGCCAATTACAGGCTATTAATTAAAGGAGACGTTATGTCTAAAATACAATCACTTGTAGCCGAGCGCAATAAATTAGTTCTTGATGCTCGCGCAACTATCGACAACAAACTATCAAGCCCTGAGCAAATTGAAGCTGCTCATCAGATGTCTGCGGACGCTATGGCTAAGAATGTAGAGATCAAGAATCTTGAAACTCTCGATTCATTAGAAGCTTCTATTCAAGCTGACGCTGAACGCGCTCAATCGAAGCCACGGTGCATCAGGAATTATTGAAAGCACTGATAAGCTTGACACTGAAGCATACATGGAGGCTTTTCAGATTGCTGCTCAAAAAGGAGCGAGCACTGGGCAAGAGTTCGTGAACGTCTTAGAAGTAGGCACAGATGCAAACGGTGGGTATACGGTACCTACTAAACTAAATGCTGCTATTCTTACGAAACTGGAAGAGAACAACGTGATGCGTAGAGCAGGGCGTGTAATCTCTACTACGTCTACTGAAGAATTCACTTTAGAAGATGCTATTGGTACAGCTCTTTGGACTGCTGAGAACGCAGCGGCTACCGAAACTCAGCCTACATTCTCTCGCAAGACTATTGGTGCTTACAAAGCTACTTCTCTTATCAAAATCTCTGACGAGCTTTTACAAGACAGTATCTCAAATATGGTTAATTATATAGGTTACGCATTTGGTAAGCAGTTAGGCTTACTTGAAGAAGTAGCTATGACTACGGGTGATGGCACAGGAAAACCTACAGGTGTTATCACTTCTGCTGATGCAGGTATCACTTCTGCGGGTGCGGGTGTAATCACTTTTGATGATATCAAAGGTCTACAGTCTTCTTTGAAAACTGGATATAGCTCTCGTGGCAAGTTTATGATGAACCGATCTACAGCACTTGTTCTTAACTTGCTTAAAGATGCTAATGGTCAATATATTTGGCAGCCAGGGGTTAAAGCCGGCGCAGTGGACACACTACTTGGGAAAGAAGTGTACTACAACGATCAAATGGCTGATGTAGCTACAACTAATGTTCCAGTTATCTATGGTGACTTTAATGAGTATATCATCGCTGACAGGTCTAAACGCTCAATGCTTCGCATGAATGAAAACTTTGCAGTAAACGGTCAAGTTGGGTTCTTAGTGAAACAGCGTGTAGATGCAAAACTACTAATCACAGAAGCTATCAAGAAACTTACTGTACTTTAGTAAAAACTAAAAGCCTACCTTGCCTAGTGTGAGGTGGGCTTTCTTAACTGGAGGCCACATGGCTAAGAAAAATGAAGTAGGAATTCGTGGGCGTATTGTAGTAGGTTTTGGCAGTAAACAGCATGGAGTATTCCAAGTAGGTGATATTATCACACAGAAAGATTTACCTAAAGCTATGAGTATCGAAGCTCTGATTAAAACAGGGATTGTAGAAGTATACAGTGGAGACTTAGTTGGGCTGTCTGAAAAGGCTATGCTTTCTGAAATTAAAGCTCTTAAAGAAGAAAATGAAGCTCTAAAGGCTATGGGGTAATAGATGGCACTACTTGTATCTCTCACTGACATGAAGGCCTTACTAGGCATTGACCCAGGTAACACTGATGATGACGCGTATCTCACTAATGAGCTTACGTCTATGTCTGCTATTGTTGAGAAATACTGTGCTAGAGAGTTCACTCAAGCGACATATACTGACGTACTTGACTANCACGATGGNGCTACTGTTGTGACAAATAGCTACCCTATCGAATCGCTAGTGTCAGTTACTCTAGATGGGGATTCGCTTGACCTCTCTGACTCTCCGGTTAAAATTATTAGGGAAAGCGGTACACTAACTCTTAAGGTGGGGGCTTTCTGCGAATATGACAGTGTAGACATTGTTTATGTAGGTGGATATGCTACGATACCGGCTGATATTCAGCGAGTGGTGTCTGACCTAGTACATTCTAGATATGCTAACAAGTTTATCAATGATCCTACTAGACGTATTCGCTCAGAGAGTATCCCTGATGTAGCTAACTATATATATGAGAGGACTCAGGCTTTCGATAAGAACCCATTACTAGGTCCTTACATGGCCATACTTGACCTTTATGTATCGTCTAAGGCTCTTGTATGAGCATAGTCGGACCATTCCAAAGAGTTATATCGCGCAATAGCCGCTACGTGACGTTGTATAGAGTGCCACAAGGCACTCAATTTGTGTTTAAAGCAGCTTCTAGGGATTTCAGAACAAATGGCCCTGAGCAGATGCTTGGAAACTTAGAGCAAGAGCAACAAGAGTACTGGTATGACGCAAAAGAGTTCGTTGGAGAGCTACTACCTAAAGTTAATGATGTAGTTCTTGACTTCGGTGGAATTGAGCGAACCATTTCTGAGGTATCTATACTTTGGGAGAGCTCTACTTCCGTTGGGTATAGAATAAGGACATTTGGGTAGTATGGCTTCCGCTGATACATTCAAAGCTCTGAGCTTAGGTAAGAATGTCACCATACTTGAGAGTGATGACTTTAAGAAATGGAGCACTGAAGAGATTAGAGGCTATCAGATAGCTATACTTAAAGACGAGCACAGAAAGCTTAAGAACAGACGGGAGTTTCCCCACAAAAGGGCTGACTACCGTACAGTTGTTGATAAAAAGTTTGATGTTCCCGTAGAGTCAGTTAAAGATTATGGTGTTGTCAGTTATGTGCGTAGGGCTAGTATGCCTGAGATACTACAAACAGCAGTTAAACTGTTGCGTAAGATATCCCCCCGTAAAACAGGTCAATATATATCGAGCCATATTATAATGCTAAATGGTAAAGAGGTGCCTTTACACTCAGTAGATCAAATTGTTTTATCTCCCGATGACATAGTTCAATTAATGAATGTAACTGAGTACGCTAGAAAGATAGAAGGATATGATATTGGCACTGGTAGCAAGACTAAAAGTGGCAAAGAAAGGAAGAGAAAGCCTCTATCTTCTCAAGCACCTCAAGGAGTATATAGACTTACAGCAAGGTTACTTAAGCAGAAGTATGGTAATTCAGCGTACATAAAATATGCGTTTAAGTCTCTTGACAGTGCTAGAACGGTTAAAGTGACACGTGGTAGAGGTGCAGGAACAAGAGCAAGTAATAGGTATCCTATGATACAAATAGGATTTTCCTCGGGGACTAAAATATGAGTAGTAAAGCAGTAAGAGCAGAGTTTAAGAAACAGTTAGCCTTATGGGGACAGCTACCTATTGTAGATGTATATGACCCCACGGCATTTAGGCCACCAAGCATAACACTTGGGATGTTTGTGGCTATACAATATACAGCATCAGTTGAGCAGAATAGGTCTCTAGGTACCCCAGGATCCAACCTATACAGAGAGCTTGGTTCTGCGGTAATACACGTTGTAGCCCCTAACAGTGTGTCGGAAGACGATATTTTAGACAAAGCTGAGTCACTTAGGCTATATTTTAGAGGCAAGAGGTTTGATGGCCTTAAGCTTTTTGATGTTGACCCTCCTCATCTCGAAGAAGGGGGTGGACTCACTAAATCGGGTAACTGGTTTGGTGCTATGGTAGCAGCAGATTACAATTATGATATCTTAGGAGAATAAGATGAGTTTAGCAGAATCAAATAGAATAGGAGTCTACTATAAAAAAGAGACTACCTTTGGCGATGGAGACCTAGTAGGTGCAACATCAATGAGATTAACTTCAGAGTCCTTAGTTGCTGAGAAAGCTACTGAAACTTCAAAAGAGATTAGGTCAGACCGTAATATTTCTGACGTAATCGAAGTTGGCGGCAGTTCGGGGGGCTCAGTAGATGGAGAGTTGTCATTGACTACTTATGATGAGTTCTATGAAGCAGCTCTATGTGGCACCCCAGGAGCTACTACTAATTTCTCAGGGTCAGCAACTTTTACAGTTACTACAAATGTTATTGATGCAGTGGGAGCGTTTACTGACGTAGTAGTTGGTCAGTACATTGAGATACAGGGTTCTGCTGAATCAGTCAACAATGGGTGGCACCTAGTAACAGTTCGCACTTCTGATGATGAAGTTACAGTGAGCACAGACCTAGCCACTTCCTCTGATACTGTTACGATAAAAGGCACTTCTTACAGGAACGGTATTGAGCAACAGTCTTTTGCCTTTGAAAAGTCTTTCAATGACATCAATGTGTTTGAGAAATTCATCGGTATGCGTGTAGGTAAGATGTCTGTAGAAGCTACGGCTAAACAGATAGCCACATTAAATTTTGAGTTTATGGGGACCTCTGCTGAGGTGGGTGATACTACTTTCGTGTCCTCGCCAGTAGCACCTACTTCTTCAGAGGTTGTCAATGCAACTACTGACATGGGCTGTGTTCAAATTGATGGTGCATTATCAGACACGCCTATCCAAAAAGTTAGTGTAGCTATTGACAATAAATTGAGGAACCAAGATGCCGTTTGTTCTAAATACGCAGTTGGTATAGGATATGGGCAGATGGAGGTCACTGGTTCGCTTACAGCATACTTCAAGAACAGAGGACTACTTGATGTATTCTTCAATCACACAAGTATTGCAATCTCATTTGGGTTTAGAGACTCAGCAGGTAATGCCTTGCGAGTAACTGTACCAAATGCTAAGATTACAAGTAACCCAGTTGCAGCTTCGGGGATTGATACTGATATCATGCAAGAACTGGACTTCACAGCTAAATTAGATTCTGTAACTGGTTGCCAGGTACAGATTGACATAGCTTAACATACTCAGAGAGGACACTATGAGTTTATACAAAAAGTTTAACACTGACAATAAGTCAGAGACAGAAGGGATTGAGCTTGACTTCGGAGATGGAGTCATGTTCAAGGTAGCTAGAGCCGGTAAGTCTAACCCTGGTTTTGCTAAAGCTTCTAGAAAAAGAACAAAGCCTTTCTTGTTTGCTATCAAAGCAGGCACCTTGGGCGATGACATGGCGCAAAGCATTTTAATTAATGTGTTTGCTGACTCAGTTGTTAAAGGGTGGGAAGGTGTTACAGATAAGGATGGTAAAACTCTTAAGTTCTCGCATGAGAATGTAGTTAAGCTATTTAATGACCTGCCTGATTTGTTCGAGCAGATTAAAGAATATGCTGAAGATCGAGAGTCATTCATTCCTGCATTACATGGGGGCGTGGCTGACACCTTGGGAAATTCCTAGAGTGGCACTATAAGTGGGGTGATTCAGCAGATTTTCTGACTGATCAGATCACTGATAAATACACGCCTCTTGCACTCTTATCTCTACCTGACATTTCGGGACTAGAGTGGGTGTGGGAGGCGTTTGTTGATTTATCTACTTGTAGACCCCCTGCTTTTGAGGGTATTAATGCTATACCCTGGACAGTCGCAAAGGAGTGGGCAACACTCAATGATTTAGACACTTTTGATTTTGACTTGCTTTGGTTCTGCATAAAAAAGCTAGATTTAATCACAATAGAATGGGCTAAGAAGAACAGTAAGGGGAAATAGGCATGGCTAAAAATACTGAGAGAGTGATACGGATATCTGTAGATGCTACAAAGGCTAAACAAGGCACTGAGAAAATATCTAGAGGGCTTAAGAAGATAGAGACTCAAGGTAAGAAGACTAACGCGAGTTTAGCTTCCATGACTTCGAGCATTAACATATTCAGAACTGCCGCATCAGCCCTAGTGGTTGGTACTGGGCTGTCTGCTATCGCTAAGATGGCTGATTCATACACAAACTTAAACTCACGTATAAAACTTGTTACTAAGACTACTGAAGAACATGCAGTAGTACTAAACGGTCTTGATGCGATAGCCTCTGTCACATTCTCTAGCTTAGAAGCTAACGCACAGCTATACAACAGAATATCTACCTCGATGGAACACTATAATATCACAGCAGAACAAACTCTAGCCATTACCGAAGGCGTGGCACATACGTTCCGTATCTCAGGTGCTACAGCTCAAGAGTCTGCAAGTGGTCTTATCCAGTTCTCACAGGGTCTTGCTGCAGGAAGGTTCCAAGGTGATGAGCTTAGAAACATATTAGAGGGTAACATCTCTATGCAGCGCATATTTGCTAAAGCTATGGGTACTACAACAGCAGAGCTTAAGAAGCTAGGTGCGGAGGGTAAGATTACAGCGGCTAAAGTTCTGCCCGAACTAATTCGCAGTATGGAGGCTTTACGAAAGCAGTCTGCTAAAGTGGCACCTACGATAAGTGCGGGGTTCCAAATACTAACAAACAAAGCCACCCTATTCATTGGTAAGGTGAATGAGGCTACCAATGCATCCAAGAGTCTAGGTAAGGTACTTGAGGTAGTATCACGTAATTTACAGGTAGTGGCACTTTTGATAGGAGCTATTGCAGGAGCAGCAATACTTGGAGCACTATTCATAGGTATGTTCAAACTCATAGCCATACTGAAAGCGGCTACTGTAGCATCTAGGATTATGTGGGCTTCTATGACGTTAGGCATGTCTCTAGCAGTAGTAGGCATAGTTAAATTATACAGGGGGTTTGATGCTTTAGAGGAGGGGATAAGAATAGCAACAGGGAATATAACAGTGATGTTCCACAAAATAGCCAAAGGTTTCAACACTGCACGTAACATGATAAAAAAAGGGTGGGGTGGTGCTCTTGATGCTGAAGATTTAGCAGAGACGGCTAAGATAGACGCGTCTTTGGCTCGAGCTCAGAAAGATCTAGTCACCACTGAGATAATGTACCTTAAGGCTGTGCGCGAGTTTGAGAATCGAAACAAGAACGGCCTAGTCGATGTAGACAGCGTAAGTTTTAAAAAGCAATTAGAAGAACTAAAAAAAGCTATGGGTGGCATGGGCAAAGGAGTGAAAGTCAAGACTGAGAAGGACCCAATGAGCGATAGGCTTAAGTCACTACAAGACGAGCTAGAAATGATGGGTCGTATCACTAGAGAATCTAAGATTCAAGGTGAGATAATCAATATGACTAGAGAGAAGAAAAAGAACGCTACCAAAGATGACTTGGTATCTTTAGCAAAACAGATTGACGCAAAGAAGCATCTTTTAGCCTTGGACAAGACCCTCATTGACTTTAATAAGGATATTGCATCATCCCAAGATGATATAGGTAAAGCATATCAAAAAGGTCAAGAGGGTCTTTCTAAATACAATGAGCTCCTTACTCTTGGTAAAATATCACAAGAGCAGTTCAATATTGCACAAGCTATCTACATGGCTGACTACAACACCTTAGTTGCTGATATGACGATCAAGACTCAAGAATTAACAGGATTCGTCAAGGAGCTTCATGGTGCTATGGACGGGTTCAGTCAGTCTTCTGCTGAAGGATTAGTTAACATGTCAGAACTACTATTTCAATCAGGTAAAGGTTGGCAAGACTTTGGGGATATTGTTAAAGATGTAATCAAAGGCATCGCTAGAGATATAGCAGTTATGGGCACAAAAGAGTTTGTGACCAATCCACTATTTGACATGCTCAAGGGCAGTGTAGCGGGTATGCAAAGTGGCGATGGAGGGGGGAGCACTTATATAGGTGATGCAGTCCAAATGGGGCTAACTGGACTGACTTCATCGGCAGCGCCTTCAGCGGCACCGGCTCCAAGTCTAAGACCGAACATCAATGCCAGGGCTAGGGTTAACGTGGTCAATGTAATAGACCCTGCAGTAGTAGGTGAATACTTAAACACTAAAGACGGTGAGGACACTATGGTTAACGTGCTCTCTAACTCTGATTCATACAAGGCGATATAATGGTTTGGAAATATGCAGGTAGGTATGTCCTACCGTTCTCGCCATCTAATATGAAGATGGACATAAGATGGAACACTGCTCTTGCTGACACTATATCGAGTGTTCGCACTCGAAGCTTGTCAAAAGAGTATCCTCAGTTCACTGTTAAATACTCGACACTGTTAAAGGGTGCCGGGCTTCAGTTTGCTACTGACAGAGTGCTTAGAGACTTGGATCAAGAGGTTCTAGTACCTATGTGGCAAGATGTAGCTACTGAGAGGATCAGTGACACAGAAGTAGCAGTACTTACTGATAAGACTTTCTACCGTGAAGGTATGTTAGTTATCTTGTGGGCTTCTGATACTGAGTGGCAGATTGTAGAGGTGGAGCAAGTAAACCCCAACTATGTCAAGTTCGGTGTCAACAGTACTGATTGGAAATGTGTAGCCCCTATTGAAGAAGGTTTCATGGCAGCATCTCCATCTACTTCTACTGACAGGAACAGAAATACCAAACTAGACTATTCAGTAGTGATAAAGAGACTAGATGGGCCTCTAAGCACTACAGGCGGTGGGGTGATGCCAGGTGTATATGTTAAATCATTTATAGGTGATGGAGTTGATGGTTACATAGTCCTTAGTGATGACGATAGTATTAATCTAGGGGGTGTTCATGTAGCTTTTAATTTTGAAGTAAAAACCACCAACGGCGGACAACTGTTAAAT